CCTGCATGTTGTCTACAACTATCACGACCCAAGATAAACTCTTTGATGTCGGATTTGGTTGCCCACCAAATACTTATACTATCAGGATTGATACCAACAAAGATCAAACGATCGTAATCTTGATCTCTAATCTGTTGCCAAGTCCAGTTACTAAGTACCTCATTCCATGTTGTAGATAGTTTTATCTCAGTCTTATATCCATCGATGATTCTGTCATGATCAGTATTCTTGGGTTTAGTTACTTTGTATCCAAAATGTTCCATAAACTGTTGTACCAGTTTCTCACCTTGCGACCCTTTAGATTTAGGCGATGGGATGTTACGAAAGGACTGGAACTTACTGCCCTCCCATATACTTTGCTTGCTGCTCTCCCACTTCTCATAAATGGGCAGAGATTGAACGGTGTTAGTGTAATCCATGATTAGCAAAATGCGAGAGGAGGAACACCTTCGATGAAGATGCTATCAACAACACGCTGCAATCGTGCTGCAATGGCGTTACCCATCTTATACCCTGTTGGCATAGTTACGACGCCTTCTTGCTTCTTATAGAGGTGAAAGGCACCAGCAGGAATGCGACCCTCAGCAACAGCAATGCGGTCATCTTTGTGGACACGGATAACACGACCGATTGTCTGTGCCATCTCTACGATGGGCAGATTACGCAGCAAGATTGTATGCGTCAGACCTGGCACATTGATACCTTCAGAAAGAATGCTATAGTGAAAGATAACAAACTTCTTAGTGTCATCACCGCCCCATTCTTGCAAGACATTGAAGAACTCATCGCGTCCTACTTTCTTGTCATCGATGATAGCACCGAACTTAGAGGTGATGTGCATGACGTGATATCCTTTACGATAGAAGAAATCAAGGATGTCAGTCTGTCCGAGCATGTTACCCAGCACTTTGCTAGATGGTGCTGCAATCAGAACTTTAGGTTTCTGAAACACATCGAGTTGAGCAAACATGTCCTTGAGGTTGTCTGCATCAACGTCATGGGCGTTGTACTTGTTACGAGTGCGATTGGTCTCGAAAGGAACAACACGAGGAGGAACGATTGCACCACCGTCGATGAGTTCTTTGGCAGCAACATTGCACAGCACACCGCCATAAACAGCAGTGTTATTCATGCCACGAGATACACTCACACCACGACCAGTCTTAGGGGTAGCAGTGAAATAGTAACGACGCTTGGCATACTGAGCAGTTGCAAACAATGCCTGGAAGTGACTACGACCACAACCATTGTGTGCCTCATCGAAATACATACAATCGATATTGATGCCACTGTCTACAATACGACCGAGAGAATGATAGGTCGTAAAGAGTATTTGATGACGCATGTTTGCTTGCCACAGTGTGACAGCAGACATGATTTGATCTGGTTTTGTGGTGCTGAAAAGATCAGTCTCACCACTGTGAATATGACCGAACATTGCATCGGTGATAAACTCACCGAACTCACATTGGAGTTGATTAGCGAGGAGAATACGTGGGGCGACAACAACAATTGTCTGAGGTTTTGTAGCAGCACTCAACAATGCACGAGCATGTGCAATCATAATGTATGTCTTACCACCGCCAGTGGGGACATAGATTTGACCACAGTCTGTCGCTTGCATCGCAGTGAGAGCGCGTTCTTGATGGGGGCGCAGTTGCATTACGATTGCTTGACTATGAATGTAGTATGACACAAAAAAGGGATCCTGTCAAGGATCCCGACCAGTTCATCGACTGTCCATAGCAGGTAACATCTCGTTACCTGGATGATCATGTTGTAAAGGAGGAAATTTGTGCTTAGGATTATTCTTCCAATAGAAATGTGTGTCGTCTATCTCTAAATTATCCCAGTCATCGAAGGTGATAAGCATACAGAACTCATCACAACATACACCAATATAATCATCACTGACATATTGAATTGTTCCTAGTGTTCCATTATATCTTGCAGGTGATCCTATTTGTAAACTGTCAAGAATATGTGCGATCTCTCTCGGTATACTTTCTGACAGGAGAATAGGGATTGTCATGATGTGATAATTTTAGGCGAGATACTATACCTGCGATCGATTCCATCTGCTCGTTATACTCCAGTTTAGTAATACTCTTGTCTTTGTAATAACTGGATTGAAGTTCTTGGATGTATAACAAGAGTGCATCTCTTGTTATTGATTTCTGTATGTTGTCCAGAATAGGATCATGCAGGAACATTTAGTGTCACTGTCGTAGGGTTTTCAAATAATCCAGTACAAATGATCTAATATACATCAACTCATGATAACATTGTTGATTGTGAGCACATTGTCTCAGTTTGTTGTCTGGTTTGAGCACTGATTCTGTAAAGAGATCAAGTCCACGATTGAACTTGTCTGTTTCGGTTTCGTGTTCCATCTAATTATAGTAATTGTCGTGACAGATTATCTAGTCTGTCACGATATGAACAAGGAGTAAATCTAAAGATTATTCAGTTTCAAATGAACAATCATTTTCAATGTCATACTCGTAGGAATCATCATATTCAGGATAATCCATAATTTCTGTCATCGTATTGGGTGCTATCAGTGTCCCAATTTTTGTTCCTTCGCTTTTTAGGTTGTGATTCGTAAGAATCATCCTTGCTGCGAACTGATCCACGTTGGCGTTTTTCTCGGAGTGATTTTCCATAAGAACTGTAATCGTCTCCATTACGGCGATAAGTACGACCCATTAGTCTGTGTGTAAAATGAATAAACTTCAGTAATATGTATCAGCGATCGAATGTTTCCTGCAAATAAACGCTGCGGCGCTCATCAGGATTATAACTATCCTCACTAGGTGGTTCTTTTACCACCTCAAGTTGCTCAAAATAATAACCACAACCGCGCAAGAAATCGCTAGCGAGATCTACTGCCTCGTCAAGAAGTACGACTGACTCTGATTGCTTGATGGTCACAGTGCCATCGTCGTCGATGGACTTGAAGATGAATTTCATGGTAGTGTATGAATACTTCAGTAGTCTAACACCATTCACCTCAGAAATGCAACCCCTGTGACACTTGTTAGTCTGGTTTAGGTAGTTGGTCTTTCACTTGCTGGTTCAAGAACGCGAAACGACCGTTCTTTGCATCTTCGCCAAACTTACCATCCTTGATGTCATCAAACAACGCACCAAGTTGTTGATCTAAACTTGCATAGCGTTTGATTCTCTCACGCTGATAGTTATCTCTGTTCCATCTTGCGATGAGTTCATCCTTTCTTGCTACTGCTTCATCGTATGAGAATGGTGGCACTCCACTCACCAGATTCCAAGGGTCTCCAGTAGTAGGATCAATGCCACGATTTAGTCCTTGAATATCATCGGGGATACCATCATCGTTCATGTCAGTATCAAAGAACTTGAATGCTGACGCCCAATTATCTCTAGTGATGTCATACCATGACAACATATTAGTGAATTCATACTTTTCACTATCTCTACAAAGAGATGCAACAGCGTCCACAATGTCAGGTTCTTGGAGTTCTAAAGGATTATAAAACATATCAATATCTCGTGAGGTTGTACGTTGTAAAGTTTGCGGTACTAATCTCCCAAACCTCTATACATGAGTTGTTCCAACCATTCCGCCTGTAGTCATCACCAATGCCACAATTTACACGATAGTTCACATCATTGTGTCTATCCATATAGATTCTATACTTGTGGTTCTGTGTGTTATTTACAACAGGAACATAAGCAAAGAATGAACCAACCTCATACCAGTCACCAAGACCGTTTACATAGTTTGAGTGAGATCCCATGTCTAGGATTCTATTCCAACCAGCACCATTGACGTTTCTGAATAGTCCGAAACCAAATCCGTCAGGGTTAGATGCACCACCAGAGTCATCAACAACACTAGACCAATATACTCTGTGCCAGTTGCTAGCATTCTCAGGAGTACCACAGTCTATCTCAGTACCATTGATGAACATCATGTTTGATGTACTGCTACCACGACGACTAGAGCAGACTTGGTTTACTGTAGTACCACCATTTGCCCACACCTTTACAATATTCTGCTGAGATGTTTGTGGCACCCATGCAGAACCATTCCAGGTTAGTTGTTGATTGACCCCAGGTGTTCCTGCACTCAAGTCATTCAAATCATTGAGTGTCATGCTACCAATCGCAGAAGATGACTGGGTAGTTCCATCATGGAACTGAACACCCGTTGCACCTGTTGTGATTGTAGTAGCGTTTACTGTTCCTACATTTAGTTGGGACATTGCGCTTTGATTCTTCTATGAATCTATTTATGTCTCAGGGATCTCTTCTTCATAGTCTTTCTCATAGTGTACTGGTGTTTTATGAATTGCAAACTCATTCTTACCAATAACCATTACAGCAACACCATTCCACCATCCCATACTATCCTCAATCTCTTGAGAACGTAGGACTTTCTTGTATAGTACAGCGAAATTACGATCTTTGCACAGTTTATCTACTGCTGCCATCACACCATCAAAGTTACAATCATCCACCACAAGTGTGAATGGATCAGTTGCAAACTGATAGAACTGTGTCAGGTTTTGATATGTTGCCTGTGGATCATGATCAGCATCATAGAAGATAACCTCAGGTGGATACTTAGCATTCAATTCATTGATTGTAAAGATGTCCTGATCTTTGAACAGTACAGCATTAGTTCCCATATACTTCTTACCATTCTCTTGGAATGTAGCAATAGGATCATCAATTGGTTCCCATGGAATATCATCACGAGCAGGTGCAATATTCTCTTGACTAAAGTTGTCAATAGCATATGCTTTTACATCATTGCCCATCATTGCTGCCCACAATGTGCTGCCAACATAACAACCAAGGTCAGCATATACTACTGACTCACCATCTAAAGACTTGCATAGGTTGTTGAGAAGATGACGAACCTTATTAGATGATAGTCCAGGCACATCATATCCTTCCTCTACAAAGTTAGATTGATGCAGCAATGCGTCTTCTACTGCTTTCTGTGCTCTCAATACTTGTGGATGTAACATTCTATTTTGTTTACGATAGTGTGCATCAACAACTGACTCACAGTAATTACAATCCCAGCACTCAAACTTACAGGTCTTGATCTTATCTCGCCAGATGTCAATAGGTTTATCTTCTAAACCAATATCCTCAGTATACTTATCAAACTCAGGGAATAACATTGGTTCATTCTTACTCCAACGTTCAACAATATCCATAGATTCTTTCAAACGCATCATATCTTCACGACCGTGCATCTTGAAACAATCAATACCATAATAGTTGATGAACTCCTCCCAATCTTCCTTCCATGGTGGTAGGTTTGCTGCTTTTAGTGAGGTAGAACTATCAAAGGTGTCCCACTTTTCGCATGACTGAATACTAATCTCATTGGCAAAGTATTGCACATCATTATTTGGACCTTTAGAGCAGTTATATTGATAGTGCTCATCCATCATAGGACATCCACCCCAGCATCCTTCATTTGTCAGGATAGACAACTCTACTGGCATACCTTCACGGATACAGTATTCTTTTGCCTGCTTGATTCTATACAAAGTATCTGCATCACGCATCAAATCGCGATCCAGATTGATGTAATGAAACCCTGCCTTTGCTAGGTTTACAATATCACGAGGTTTGTCTACATTCCTCAGAATAGTATTCTTGATGAATAGATCTGGAAAGATCTTCTGGATCATACCAGATGCTACCCAATGAGTATGTGGTAGCGTAACAATACGAACACCAGCATCATAAATTGGTTGAAAGTATTGACACCATGTTCTCAAGTTATCCATCGATGGATCAACATGAATGTTATTGAAGGTGGCAGACAATGGAATATCACTGAGTTCACCAACCTTCAACGCATTGATAGTTGCTGCCTGATACATCTCAGACTCAGTATAAACATCCCCCATCGCATCTTGAATGAATGGAGGAATGCGACAGGTGAAATATAAATCCCTGATATATTGGTGATTCAGATTTAGAAACGGTACAAATGTCTCCAACATAAATCTCTCATCCATCTTGGGATTGATGGGGAGACTAAACACCTTCTTCATAATAACCTTCTACTTGTTGTATGTAGCACTCGTCTGTAGCAGTTCTTTTACACTGTCAGACATCGAATGATACCCAGTACCGATATAAATTTGTCCTGAAACTACTGCTACAGTAGCAACACCCCAGAAATAATAATACCAGTTTGATTTTACTTGATGTATCCTACTAGTTACCACATGATGATGTTTTTTCTTACTCATTGTTCTCCTTGTTGAACTTCTTGCGGCATTTTTTGACCTCTTTGAGTTCGTCTTTGATCATCTTGTAAGCATCTTCAGGTAAGATTTTACGTGCCATTTCCATGGCAGTAATGATCTCCACTCTTGTGCCAAAATGCTGTAACGCTCTCTCAAAGCAGTCTAGTTCTTCATACATCAGTTTATGTAACCATTTTGTTGTAACCACTCCCGTGTCATTGGAGTAGGATCATAGTCCGTCCACATAGTACCAGCGGCACAAGATTCAAGTGCTGCTTGAGTCATACCTTCAGTTTTACCTGCCCAAGTTGCTTCCTTCTCCCATGGTCTTGCAGCAGGTGGATATGTTCTATTCACCATTTCTTGCCAGATCATAGGTACTTCATCCTCAGGTTTGATGATAGCAATCATACTGTTATCAATAGTTCCTGCCATACAATCTTGTGCAGCGTGCCATCCTTCATGACGCATTACACTCATCAGAACATGAGGACGGTGCATAAATGCATCATTCAGATAGAAGTTATTAGATACAGTATGATATACACCACGATGTCCTACAGGGAAATACTTTTGTGGTGCAAGATATACTTGAACATCGACAAGTGTCAGTGCATTCAAAATTCTAGAGAATTCTAATTCTACTGGACTCCAATCTGCTTCTGGATACTGTTGCTTTAGGTAACCAATACCCCAGATTGCTTCCACTTGATCAGTACACTCACCAAGAAGCATACATCCCATAGAGTGATTGGTGTTGTAATTAGCAGGAGTGATGTTCTCCATCGCAGATACGGCAACACCGCCCGTTAGAGTTAGGAATAACCCACTCAAAATAGCATTACGGATCATAATAATCTCTGATACCCTTTTATCCTAGCACTAATTATGCTTCTTGTCAAATGGTTCCCAATGTTGCCAACCATTCTTATGAACCATGTGCATACCAATAATAGGTACGACTATTAGTGTCAGACTTAGTGTGCCAATCCCAAAAGGATTGTTGAGTGTGGCGGCAGCAAAGTGTGCTGCTTTTAGTGCTAGATTGGTCATCGTTTGTTACTCCATGTTAGTTCCATACCAAACACAAGCAATATCACAAAAACAAATACAAATATGCCTGACATCATAATCCATACCCATTTAGTAAACTCCAATGGATACTAACTATCACTGATGTTAGTATCACTGTTGCGAAAAGACTAGTCTTGAGGTTCATCTCTTTTCTTCCAAAGTTCTAGAAAATATCGATCAACTAGATACAAATCACCTTGAGGTGGTTGGTCTTCAATCATAGACCATTCATTACAAAGTGCCCTCATCTCAAATGATATTTTACCAGGGGAAAACATTCTAGCGAAAGAAGACATAGCGAATGCAAATCGCATTCTAATGCGCTGTTCCATTTCCTCCGTAGGCGTCGGTTTCATAATAGTTATTTTCACCTCTTCTGTGCCCGAAATATACGGTGGCACATATAAAGGGTAGTGATCCGAAAAGTAAGACATGTGCTAGGGTCATCTTACGTTGTGTCCTCCAAACATATACCTCATACCATTCAAAACGCGATTAGCAAAAACACTCAATCTTCTGCTATTGAATCTCTCAAATAAGGCAGCAGATATAACAGGAGTGGGTACACCAAGATCCACAGCAGTGTGCAAAGTCCAACGACCTTCACCACTATCTGATACGCCCCCGTCAAACTGTCCGAGATCGTCATGATCATGCCGTAATACGTCAGCGGTAAGATCAAGTAACCAAGAACCAACCACAGAACCCCTGCGCCATAACTCAGCAACTTCAGTGCAGTCAATGTCATAGCAATAATCCTCAGGACACTCCATTGGAGCAACCTCAGCATCTCCTTCTTTGACATACTTAGCACCTGCATTTGCTTCATGAAGTACATTGAATCCTTCAGCATATGCTTGCATGATTCCATACTCAATGCCGTTGTGAACCATCTTCACAAAATGACCTGCACCTGGTGGTCCACAATGTAACCAACCATACTCGGCAGATGTTGCTATAGATTTTGGATCTGTTCGTGGTTCAGCACCAATACCAGGAGACAATGCTCTGAAGATAGGTGAACAAACTTGTACGGCAGATGTTTCACCACCAACCATTAGACAATACCCACGATCCAAACCATATACACCACCAGATGTGCCACAGTCAATATATTGGATACCCAATTTACTGAGACGATTAGCACGGCGTCTAGAATCCTTGAAGTTGCTATTACCATGGTCTATGATAATATCTCCCTCTGTAGCACTCTCTAGGATCTCCTGGAGGGTGTTCTCAACGTTCTCTGCTGGTACAACCATTTGATAGATTGCTGGTCCATCCTGATGCAAAACTCTAGATAATTCTTCGATACCATATACAATGCCAGAAACATATCCTTTTTCATATGCTTCTTCTGCTGCTTCTCGGTTTCTCCGATAACCCCAAGTTTCGATGTCCTGTTTCATCATGCGGCGAGACATGCCCTCACCCATGCGTCCAAGACCGATAATTCCGACTTTCATTTTAGTTTACGTGAACTGTTCCAATCATGCCTGCTCCCTTATGAGGAGCACACCAGTAAGTATACTCCCCTGAGTCAGTAAAAACAACATCAAATTCCTCTCCTGGCAACATTGCAAGGGATTCATGACCTAAATCTGGACGACCTTCCACAATAACATTATGTGGGGGAAGCATATTGTTGACAAAATGAACTGATTCACCTGATGAGATTGTAACCTCATTAGGTTCAAAAACTAGGTTCCCATTAGAACCCATTTGCACATCTACTGCCCATACTGGTGCAGAGAAAAACAATGCAACAAACAACGTGATGATAAATTTCATAGATCAATGTGTAGACGTTTTATATAGTTTATATACCTACTAATGTTACCTTTGAACTGTCATCTAAAGCACACTCAGTTAGAATGTCAACACCTAATGCAATCCTTGGTACGACTGAGTTTTTATGTTGATCTGTCCAGTAAGTAAGATACTCTGGAAACAGAGTTAGTGTTCCTGCTTCATCCTTATAACTGATAGCGTTGTTACCAAATGGATTTTGATAATATGTGGATGTAGTCTCACTTTGTAAGATGATACTAGCAGAGAGAAAACTATACTCATCAAAGTTATGATGGTGTGGTTTGATTGCCTGCCCACGTCTTAGAATAGTACCCCACATTCTTCCATAGAGAGGTTCATCATAGTCAGGATACATGTCCTTGACACAATGCTTTATCACGTTCTTGATATGCTTACACGTCTCATCTTCCCATGCAAACATATTATATGCTCTGAACTTAGCAGCAAGAGAAAACTCACCAAGACCAGTACCACCATCATCAGTGTGATCCATATGCTCTTTGATTAGATCTCCTTCCCTTGATAGCACTAACTGTGCTAACTGCAAGGATTCTTGAGGACTAATACATTTACCATGCCATGCCTTAGCACTAAACTGAACCGCTACTGGTGTTCTTGCTGGATTAGGTTGCTCAAATAGTGTGATATTACTCATTTTGATTACGGATTCCCATGCCAACTAATGAATATCTATGTTCATCCAAAAATGCTAACTCAGGAACGTATGCAGAATGAAAGAATCCTCCATCATATACTAGACAACTATTATATTCAATAGGTGCAACAGTATCAAGTTTCCAATCCTCATTACCACGGAAACATTTCCATGGAACGGTAGTATTAGTATTGGTTTCAGGGAATAGTTCTTCATACTCTTCCCTATTCAATTCAGTGACATACTTCTTATCTCTCCACTTCCAGAATGCAGTGCCGCCAATACCCTCACACATCCAAAGATTGAATACGAAGTTGATAACATTCAACTGACCTTCAGGATCAACAAACACGTCAGCATGTGGTTGTTCAGAGTTCTCAATCATAGGCATATCGCCTGTGAATACATTAGTGAACACACGAACTGGTGCAAAGTCTACATCCTTACGAATGCGATCAACAATAGTTGCAGCAGCATATGGTGGGATTTCTTGACGCCAACCAGGTGCAAATCCTCCTGTACGTTTCCATTGTGTAGAGATTACAGGAAACTGTTCCATTACCTCAACATATAGTTCAGGATTCTTTAGAAAGTTTCTATACATCTTGAAGGAGTTCATACCATCAATCTGTACTGTAGATAATTCAGTATCAGGATTTATCTGTACTGCTTTGAGAAATTTCTCTTCGTCAATCCAATTGAAACTCATTGCTTTACCACCTTGAATGAATATGTACCTCTACAATCGAGTACCTCAGGAAGAACATTGAATGAGATACTTACACGATTGTCTGCATGACTATTCTCATATCCATGCAGTAGATTAGATTGCCACAATAGCAGATCACCTTCCCCATTAGGAATAATAGCACCAGTAGAATTATACTTAGTCTGCTTAGATTCTGTCAGTTCTAAGTATGGTTTGCTCATGGCACCAGGGACACCACCAGGGAACTGAAATCCTAGATGTGGATGCTTACCAGTCTCAAAGTTGACATAGTATGTACCACTGATGAATGAATTACTATGGCAGTGCATGAACTGATACCCAGCATAATCACACTTGTTCAACCAGCAATCAGTGACAACAACAGACTCACACTTATATCCTAGTGTGTTAGTAACATAATCTAAAGTACACTCTTTGATCCATGAATGAAACTTATCCCACCCAGGTTCATCGAGAAGACATTGACCACCACTATTGAAGAAGTGTTGTAGATCAATACTATTACCGTTCATCCTAGAGACATTAGTATCAGCATTATACTGATCTATTACTCCAAAAGATTTTTCTTTTACATCATCAATGCCATTCTGAGGCATACGATAAACACCAATTGCTTGAGGGAATACCTCAATCACATTACTACTTGTTTGTTCCATGTCAAAATTCTAATCGATTTAGGGCGAAGTCATGTCCAAGTTTACCTGTCATCCAAATATTGAATGAGATACTGTATCTTGGTTTATCTAATGTTGATGGAACTGTACAATGTTCCAACCATGAAGGAAAAATGAGTAACATATTCTTCTTAGGACGAATAACAATTTCGCCTGAGTTGAACTTACCAGTTTTCCTGATCCTTGGCATAATTTGATATCGAGATGATAATGGATCGATGAACTTTACACATCCACCACCCATGTCATCAATCTCTACATCATTAGGATACCATACTCCAGAGAAAAATGAATTGCTATGTGCATGAGGATGAAGAGAACCACCAGTATTCAATGAGTTGCCCCACATTGACGTGATATATGGTTCGATATCCATATAACCACACTTGTCCCATACATTATTGACTGCGGTAACTACTTTGGTACTAAAATTCTTGAATAGTGGTTCTTGATTTAGTGTATCACGAGATGAAAATGCATCTTGCTCTTCACCTTGTGGTGTAAAATGCTGGTTTTCTAAAGGTTTTTCCAGTTCTTTTACAATATCACGCTGTTCCTCAACAGCACATGTAAACTCAAACAATGGCACAGAAAAAATTTCATGCACAAATGAATCCATCGGAGCGGATGGACCATCATAACTAAAGTATGACATCAGTCCTCAGATCCTTGCAACAGGTTGGTGATGGCATCACTACCACCAGTGATCATATCATGGAGAGGAATATTCATTGTGTCCTCAATACCTTCCCAACTAGGAAGTGTAAAGTTATTAGGATCACGCAGCAATTCGTTAGCAGCAGGTTTCAATGCTCTCTCAATCTTCTGTAACTGTGAACCTAACAAGTTACTGTATTGGAAACCAATTGACAATGCTTTTAGTTGATCCTCCTCAGGCATCATTGAGATAGAATCTAAATTACCAACACTAATACGACCGAATGACATCATGTCAAGTGCTGCCTGTTTGCCCATACGAGCGATCCAATATTTCTTCTCTTCTTCCTCATCATCATTCCAATAGCGCAGAAGATCTTCTTCTGTCTCACATGAATCTTGAACCATCTTGATAAAATGATCAGATTCTTTTACCTGGCGCTTATACTTACGCTCTGCGATCTCAATATCGATGACCTTATCTTTGTGATCGATCTGTAGCAACTCACGCTCATAGTCATCTTCGCACTCTTCAAGACGCCTCTCGATATGCTTCTGATGAACTTTCTCACGTTCAATTTCAAATTCAATTTTCTTCAGTGAATGGGTTCTGTTCTCAAGTTCAAGCAATGCTTGTCTTACTTGACGATATTTTGTGACATGCGACTTACCAACAAAAGTTTCATTTTGATACTTTGTTTGACCGCTTGCATATTTCACAGAATAGTCAATAATCTGATCAGCGGATAATGACATAATGATTAGTTACCTAAATTATATAGTTCAGAAAGCGAAACCGATTCCTAACTCCTTAGTTCGGGTCTCTTTACCAGTTTCTTCATCGATGACAAGTCTGCCCATCTCAACTGCCTGTGTTTGTGGCATTTCAATGTTGAAGTAGTCTTCATAAAAAATGTTCATCTCTTTGATTGTAGCGCAGTTCTTGTATGCCTGCTTTACTTGTGCCATCTTCTGAAGCAGAGTAGTTACTCTAGTCCTGTGATTGACCCTTGCAGTGTTGACTTTAGCAACGATCTCCTCAACTGTCAAGCCCCTAGCAGTAGCAAGTGCTGTCAAGATGGGTACATCAGCAGTATTATCTGCTGCCCATGCTTGTGCTTCTTCCCATTGATACTCAAATGTTACTTGTTCTAACGTATTGTTCAGATCAAGTTTTGCAAGACGCTTATCCATTTCTTCTTCAACAACTGCCTTAGCGACTGCTTTCATTGCCAGAACAGTTGCATCCTTTCGTTGCTGATCAAAGGGAAGTGTGACCTTCTCACCAGGATTTTGAGTTGGTTGAGTAACAGTAAGGAATTTTAGTTGTGGATCAAATGCAAATGTTGTGGGTTCCCAAGAGTTATTCACAGAACTCACGTTATCTTCATCAGTATCAACACCACCAGCAGCAGTGTTATCAATGATCTCACCACCTTCAAGATCAGTTCTGATTACTTTGATATTATCTCTAACCTCAGCAAAGGATCTAAATCCTTTACTTGCTACCATTTCATTCAGAATGTAGAATCTATTCTGAGGATTAGACATCTGATAGGTATCTTCAAAGATGGTCTTGTTATCTGTTGCGACAGAGAACGAGATCCAATCTAAGACAGAATAATAGTTGACGAACTCATCTGGCATCGAGTTCATCCATTTGCCTGCTTTTGCGAGATAGTATGTACGCATTGTTATTTCCTATTAGTAAGAACCGAAACCACCATATGCACCAGTGCCATCAGCAAGTGGTTCACCGCCGATTGCCTGATAACCAGAACCTGTATAAGTCATGTAGGAACGTGGAACAATACCAGCACCAATCATGTCTCCTGCCTCACGTCCTACACCAGAGGATGATCCAGGAATACCTTTTCTGTATGTGATAGTTGAGTCAGCGAAGAGGATAGTATCAACGTAATAGTAATAGATCCAAGAGTTGTTGTTCTGTGCTCCGTTATAGTTAGAGATACAGTAACCTTTGTTCATGCCAGTGTGCTGGTTCTCTTCACCACCAGATTCTGGTTTTGTGATACCAGAACGTAGAATGACAGCATCAGAGTCACGACGCTTCGTGATCGCTCTGTTTCTGTTTCTACCCTCAGAGCAATAGAAGAAACCAATTCTAGTCCTAAGGTGCTTATTCAGACCACCAGTGTTAGGTGTTGGTGCATAGTTAGACCAGGCAGTATATGATTCACTAGAGAATTCAAATCTATAGTGACCTTCAGACACCCAGGAGTAATACTCACCTTCAGCGTGTGCAACACGGTTGATAGATCCACTGATATCGCTCAGCATCACCTCAGTATTGAGATCGTGACGATCAGTGTTACCATTACCTGAAGTAATATATGCTCTGTTTCTACCGTTGTTTGTATACCATTGGTTGCCAAGGAAGTCAGTCCATGCACCAGAGTAAGATCTGTTTCTCAGTGTATTCCAGTTGCTATTCTGACCACGGTTTGTTTCCGTAATCATTGAATATGAACAGGTGTTTGCAACAGCAGGCAACCAAGAGTTAGCACAGTTATAAACAAAGAGGTTGACACCGTTTGCTGATCCGCCAATGTATGCAGCAGATCTATCAATAACATCACCTAGTGACAGTGTAACGTCAGCAGAGTGAGTAGTACGGTTACCATTACGATAAGGAGCAGCGTTCTTATATCCACCGATCGTATATCCACGGTTGATAATAAATCTGAAGGGCCACTGTGTGAGGTTTTCTAGTCTATAGTTTGCGTCTAGATCGTGTGTCCAATATGCTTCGTAAGTATCATTATTTCTAGTAGTATCATCGTCATATGCATTACCATTAGCACGACGACAACGTAGGACTGATCCTGAAGTATCATCATTCATCTCAGGAATGCCACCACCCACATCTGCCCAGGTGTTGGATGCGTCGTAGACCTCAACCTTGCCTGACGTAGTGTTATACCTCAGCATACCTGTTGCGGGTGATCCAGGTCTCTGAGCGTCTGTGCCCTTAGGGAGAACCATGCCATCAGTAGCACCACCCATGTCCATAGACACGCTTGGAGTCTGAGTACCAACACCCACTCGATTATTCACCGAGTCAACATACAGAGTACCGCTATCGAAATTGAAACGACCACTACTGTCAATCTCTAGTTCGGGAGCACCCGTTCCAGCAGTTAGACCTGAGATTCTATCAACATTTAGTCTAGACATTTCGTATAGTTACCTCTTCTTGTTTATTTATGAGAATCCAGGTTCTTCCTCTCGGAAATAGAACTCCATATCCTGTACTGAATTATCAGGACCACGAGATGCTGCTAAATGCATTGGATCAGCGTGGAACCACTGGTTTGCCTGATATCCATTTTCCTGTGTCTCCCAGTACAAAATAGAGCGACGTACTAAGAATTGCTCAAAATTACCACTGTTATCATTATTAGCATTGAAACTAGAGTTCCATGCAATACCAGGATACGATGGTCCGTTTTCATAACGTACGCGATCTGCTTCACCTGCAATGTAATCCCTAGAGACCAGACCCATAGGTCCTTTATTGCTCATTCTGCATTTACGAATAACAGTACCAATATTGTTAGAAGGAAATGTCCAGTTTACATTCGCCGTCGTGTCAAATCTATTCAGTTCAGTTACTTCCCAAATAAAGATTTTACTCTGACATTCAGTACGGCGTGCCATCAACTGACTCGTATCACCTGCACCTTCAATTGCTTTTGCAAAGTCCATGCGTGAAAACGCAGTTCTATTAGTTTTTGCAGTAGAAGATAACGTACCATATGTATTGAATAATGGTAGATAGTTACTGCCAACAGTGTTTGTTTTATTGGTGTTGATATTACCTGCATATGCGACCATCATCCAACCACCACCATCGGTAGTCATGTCACAATATACTTGAGTAGGACCAAAGGCATCACCACCAGTTCCAGATGGATCGATCCAATAGACACCATCAGGTGCATTAGGATACTGTCTCTTGATAGCAAGTGCAGATGAGGCAGGATTTCCCTGTGTTCCTAAATCTACATAACTACCTGATGCTGTAGTCTCTCCAAAATTGATCCAGTTAGCACCTGTATAGACCTCAATAAATCCTACATCAGTATTGAATCTAATCATGCCTGTTTGTAATGCCTGACCAGTAGGTCTTTGTGCAGTAGTACCTACAGGAATTGATAAAGTTGCATCACCACCAAACTCTAGTCCACCACCAATAATTAGGTTGCCATCACTAGGTACGACAACGACAAAATCGTTATCAGATGTTCCTTCAATACTCGCTGTTTTTACTGTACTCATTAGATTCTATACCTGATAATTACTACACCAGTACCGCCTGCGCCGCCACCGCCACCGTTGCCAGAGTTGGTTGAACCTCCTCCACCACCACCGCCAGTGTTATCGACACCACCTATACCCCCGTTGTTTCCTCCAGGAGCACCGCCATTTCCCCCGCCACCAGGACCACCAAAACCTCCAGTATGAGCGGGGTCGTGTGATCCTCCACCACCGCCTCCTGCATAATACTTATTAGCACCAGAAATTTTATACTGAAGACCAATACCACCATCACCACATTCACCAGAGACGGAGTTGTTACCACCAGTAGATGGTCCCCAACCTCTGTTACCAGGCATCAAAGCACCACCGCCTCCACCTGCATTCCAGGTGTTCGATGTACCATATCCACCATTAGTGCCAAAACCACCAGTAACGAACGTAGGTTGCTGTCCAGTACCACCGTTTGCATCATATCTACCACCGCCACCAGATCCACCATTAGACCCGTTGTTCTGCCCGTCAGCACCGCCTCCACCACCGCCAATAGCAGTGATATTTACAAATGATCCAGGACCACTGATAGTAGTGTCACCACCATTATTACCAGGGACGCCAGTACCACCTCCACCACCACCAATAATTCCTACAGTAACAGTGTGATTACCAGTAGTAGGAAAATGCTTTTCTGTACCAATTCTAGGTTGTTCGGCACCATAATAGACGAGACCACCGCCTCCTCCACCACCGCCAGAGCGACCTCCGCCGCCTCCGCCGCCACCAACCATCAATACCTCAGCATATCCTGCGGCAGTAACGTTGAATGTACCGTTGCTAGTAAATGTATGAATGCGCCAACCATCATAGTCGTAAGTAAAGTTACCACCAGTAGCACTCATACCAGCAGAAAGTTCAGTCGATACACTAACAGCAACCCAAGTGGCACCATTGTATATCTCAGCCCTGTTTTGTTCACTATTATAACATAACTGACCTGCAACAGGATTAGAAGGTCTCTGACTATTAGTAATAGCAGGAAGTTTCAGGGCACCATTACCACATTGAGCATCTAACTCAATGTTGATCTTCATGGTGGTTCCTGCTTGAGTTCTTACAACACCAAGAATAGGACCTGCTATATCTCCAACGTATAACTTACTCATGTTATTTTACCCAGAACCATCCGTTTGCTTCACCTAAACTATCCTGTCTGAATCCACATTGGTTCCCTTGCTCAGGATGCCTGCCGTAAGCGAAATAAGTAGTCCCACCTGTATGGTGATCTCCCATACCGCGAGTACCCGTGTTTGGGTTTCTATCATTGAATTGTCCTTCATATTGCAAGGCAATGTTTGTACGAGCATTTTGACCACTTGCACTACTGAGTAGATCAATAGTCATAGCAAATGGAAAGAACTGATTGATAGGACCATAGTTACTAGTCCAATGACCAGACTCTAACCAATATGGTGTCTGCCCTCTATATAGACTACTATTCCTCAGGTTTTGAATAAAAGTATCTGCCATCTTGATAGTAACCTGAGCATCATAGATTGGACCCTGTAGATAACCATCAGTTCTGGTAAATGTACCGTACTGACCGTTAGTTACATGAGATTGACAATCTTCTCTTCTAACAACAACAGCACAAGTCCAACCACCAGCATATCTACGATTGTCAACATACATTCTGTATGCTAAACTTTCGTTATTAGGTTGAATATAGTAATATCCCGTCTCAAATCCAGCATAATTTAGATGCTGTCCGCTAGGAGCAGGATTAGAGGGAAGTCCTAATGTTGTTGCAGCAGTAGCACCAGTTCCAGATGCTACCCAATTAGTGCCATCCCATGCTTCAACTCTGTTCTCAGTTTCATTATAAAATAAAGAACCAACTCTTTTACCTTTGACTGGTCTTTGATTTACAGGTGCGTTAGGAATACTTAGAGTCTTCGCTCCAGATTCCATTTGTAATGTTCCATCAACACGTAATGGATCATTCACATGCACATTGAACTGAGGTATAGTTACACCTTCAACTGTTGCAGAAGTATCTAGTCCCGCTATGTTTGTTACATTTAGGCGACTCATTATCTAACGCTCCACGCTGCTCCTGACTGAACCGTAACTGTGAAACCTTGTGAAATTGTAATTGGTCCTGCACTCAAACCATTGGCAAATTCAGGTCCATTGTTAGTACCTGTCGTTCCAACAGTCAAGTTTTCATCAATTGTAGCAGCATTAGTTCTGATAACACTTTTCTCACCAATGGAAGGACCACCACCAGCAAGAGGGAACCAACCCCTAGCACCAGATCCAGGTGCAGTTTCTCTATAAATCTCTGCCCCGAGTTCTGTAGTATTGAAACGCAAAGTACCATCGTCAGGTGATCCTGGTCTTTGCGCCGAAGTTCCAATAGGTAACGTCAGAATTGCGTCACCATTAGTGTTCAGGAACCGTAAGGCAGAAATCGTGGCATCAGTTGCCTGAGATATATTATTGCCATTGATTTGAGTAAGTGCCATTTCTCGTTCTTATACCCTGTGTACTATTTAGATAGGCAGCTCAATAATGTGAACTGTATCACCTGCCTGTGGAATTGTGCCTGTATCAAACACAACGTTGGTGCCATTACTATCAACGTTGAAGTTGACACCACCAATTTGTGCAACACCATTGATGTACACAAGCACTGAACTTGCAGTATGAGTAAGACTGCTATAACCAGTAATTGCAAATGTACTCTGTGCTACCGTTAGAACTGTAGATCTTGTAATATACTTAGCAGGAGAAACTGCGCCGCGGCCAGTAACAGTAAGATCACCATCGATGTAGGTGTTACCCTGCACCTCAAGTCTGTTATTAGCATCGTTAGATGCTGCAGTTCTGCCGAGACCAACGTTACCACCAGCAGTCAGATCGATTGCACCAGTATTAGTTAGTCCAAACTCATACCAGTTTTGCTGCCAACGAATCCAACCAAGTGAATCGCCAAGTTCCCAGTTTTCATTATAAATGATATCACCATCATCAGGTGTATCATATGTTCCAGTAGTAAATGCCGAGAAGTCAGGTAAACCATTAGAATCTTTTGGTGCTAACAGCGTCTGCTTCAGGATTGTACCATCCTGGTTGTTGTATGTCAGTTTACGTGCAAGTATATTACCCGTAGATGACAAAGTATTCTGGAATGTGACTGGACCAGAGAATACTGATTCCAGTGCGTTGGAACCACCACCGATAACAGTTAGTTTATCAGTCAGCACCAACTCAGAGAACGTTTGAATGGTTGTGTTCTCTTCACCAACAACATTCAACTGTGCAATATCTTCGTTAGTGATCTGACCAGTAACTGGGTTGATAACCTGGTTACCAATGAATAGGTCACCGTTAGAGTTTAGACCTGAGTAGAATGCAACACCTGCATCTTCCTTGATTGACTGGGAGAACTTGATCTGATCATCAGTAAGTGTCTCAACCTGTGTCTGTGGGAATGCTGTAGAATAGTTACCAGGACCGAAACCAGTATATTCAAAGGTGTGGTTACCAGAACGTAGAATAGAGTGTCTTCTCAGTTCTACAGGAATTGGTGCAAGGTTGCCCTCGCCATCAACACGAATAGGAATCTTACGAGTTTCAGCATCACCTAAGCGTGCGGTCAGTGGAATACCAGACAACTGAATGTTTGCTGCATCCCAGTTAGGCGTAGTACCAGGTTGTGACCAACCACTATCAGCAACCAGTTTCAGAACCGATTCTTTAGTGATAGAACGCTGAGGATCTTTGTTATTGATAGCAGGTGTAGCACCGTTGGTAGAATATACCAAACCGATAATTCTCTTATCAGCAACAGATACTGCTGCCTCAGGATCTGCTACAGGGTTGTCTCTGTCAAACGATGGATATACCTCATTGACGTTCTGAGAGAATCTCTTATCATCATAGTTACCAACAGGAGATCCTGCTTCACCAGGAATAACAGATGCCCAAAGCAGTGTCAGATAGTAAACACCATCGCTCTCACCTCTAACAAACTTAGTAACAGTTTCAATATCATAAAGATAGAATGTCTGAGTAAGTTCGTATCTAGTAGTATCTGTATTCAGTGGTTGTAGAACAAAACCTGAGATAGGTGAACGTGGCAATGGCAACTGCTGATCTTGTGGGATCACCATTCGTACACGATAAGTTCTGTCAACCAGGTTTCTTGCGTCAGGAACACGAGAGATGAACGTAGTTGGTGTGAAGTTTACACTATCGTACTTAGTTCTACCCGTCTGGATAGAAGCATAGATCTGGTTATCAGTTGGACTTGTAGCAATATACCAACCAGCAGGATTGTAGATTGGGTTACCGTTAGCATCAGTACCAGTTTGACCAAATGCACCACCATAAGTGCCTTCATCATATTGGAATGGGGATCCTGCTTCACCAGCAGTAGAAGTAGAAACAGTAGGACCGAATGGTGAAATTGCTGCACTTCTTACTGATGCAGTGGTTGCACTGTTATCAGCAAACAAGAGACATTTTACTTTATCTGCAACTGCTGAACCACCAGTACCATCTTGTCTAGCACCTACTGCATAACCCTGAATACGAGTTGGAGGAGTAGAATCTGATGCAGTATAACCATAAAGATATAATCTACTACCAGCAGTCTGACCAATGTTATTCAACTGTCCATTCACTTGTCTAGTACGAGTGATGTCAATGTTTACCCAGTTGACTGATACTTCTTCCACGTCTGCAAGAGACTTAGGTGGAACAATATGCGTAAGTTGTCCAGACTTATCTTTAGTAAATGATTTTAGTTTGAAACCTTTAGATCTAAGAGCTGTTGAACCAAAGTTAGAGTTTGAGTTCGTGATTGACATGTCAGCGCCACGGAAACCAGCAAAGTGGTCGGCGTAACCCACAGCAAACACAGAAACGACCTGAATAAACGAGTCGTTAGAACACATAACGTGGGTGTGTTCCCATCCCTTTCTATAACGTGCGAAACCGTCTAAGTGAGCACCATCTCCAGATGTTGCTGCAAGATAGTTACCTGTAGATTCATCATATCGTACGAATGCTCTATCATCTTTTTGAAGACTCAATCCCGTGAATTGAGCCACAACCATTGATTTGAAACCAGTTGCTTTGGAACCATCAGCGTGCATTCCATTCATGCCCCAAACCGATCTCAAGGATAGGTTGAACATGTATGGTGATGCAGAGTCAACTGTATCAATCTCAACTTTGACAACAATGTTTGAACCAATTGCAGTACCAGTTGGTTCCTGAATCATCTGGTAAGTAAAGACATTACCTGATGCAGATGTAACTTGGAACGAACCATTATACAATGATGCATCCACTTCACCAGATGTACCAGTAGATGATGTAACACCACTGATGTTGACGTTCACACCAACAGAGAAACCATGGTTTCGTGGGTTACCAAACTCGTCAACAGTAACTGCTGTAGCAGTTTGACCGTTACGAGTGATTTGTGAAATACGATATTCGTCGGAAATAGGACCCACAATCCTGTTTTCCTCAACCCTTGCCTGAATCTGGTCGGTATCAGGATCTCCAGAAGTATCAGGAATTGTAGCAAATGCCTTCGATACTTTCTGATAGTAGATATCGAGGTCAGTTCTGTCAAGAATATTAGCAACAGCAGAGTAATCACTATTAGGAACTCTGCCGTCTTCAATCAACTTGGAAAGACTGTTTACACCGTCAGCAAAACCAAATGCTGTTACTTTATGGTGTGAATACGATGGAGGAATAGTTTCAGTAGAGTCTGGTCTAAAATATACACCAGTGTCATCACCATCGAAGAATGAGAACTGCCAGAAATAGCAACCACCAGTTACACTAAAGATATTTACAGGAGCAGGAACCTGGTCCTCAGTATTGATATTCTTTGCAGCGTAGATAGTAGGATAAGGAATGTACTTAGGAATAATCTTAGTACGACGGAGGTCAGAACCAACAATGGAACAACCTCTAGGAACAATAACACCACCCTCAATAGAATTGTACTTATACAGTACATTATTAGGTGAGGTAACATCAAAGTTAGAGTTAGCGTCAAGTGGCGCTACATTAGTATAGAGAACGTCACCAGGTCTGTTATCGATAACATACTCAGAAGGATAGAGATAGATCGAAAATGCGTCAAATTCGTCGTTCGATAGACCAACACGATACGAGAACCTTGCCACCTCAAGAAATGCACGCTGCAGACTCTTGAAAGGTCTCAATGAAGAGTTGCCTCTGTTGTCAATCGCATCCGAAGCATCGAAATCATCGGGGTTGACGTAGATAATACGTCCCGTACGGGACGTGATAATATTCTTGAGTCTTGTTAGTGACATTTGCTATCTACTATCCTTCTTTGTTATTTATGAGCGACGATCAACCGCCACCTGACGCACCATCAGCAGCGATAATAGCATTGACATCAAAGGATCGTACAGAGAAGTCTGAAGAACTATCTTGAAATCCACTATAGTCAAAACTGATATTTTGCGTTGCGGCATATACCATCAGGACTTGACCAGGACCAATGATCAGTGAGGTCAGTCTTTCTGCAGCATCAACTTCGTTATCATGCATAATTTGATCTACAGAATCAATAGCATTTGCTGCTGTATCAATGCTACTAATTGTTGCAAGAGACCTAGATGCAGTACCAATTTTAGGTACATCATAGAATGTGTCAGCACCTGCAAAGTCTGCAGATCCAAGACCAGTTACAATATTTACTGATGTTCCAGAAACTTCTTGAACATAACCCCATTTAGATCCTGCATTAGAGGTTAGAGTAAATGTAGTTTGACCCAAAGTAATAGCATCACTTGCATTAGTCAGAGTACCTTGAAGGTCATAGATGTAGATGGTGTCATAAGAATAATCAACTGACAATTGCAGTGATTGATCACTACCACCTAGGGTGCCATCGGCAGTGTCAAAGTAATAGTAAGTAGCATCGCCACCACCATTAGCACTCATATCATACTGAACATATGCTCCACTAGCACCAGCAGTGCCGCTACTTGTCTTGCCACTTACATACTCAGTTCCATCATCAGATGTTCCTGCAGTTTGGTCAATACCAAATGTACCGTTGATGGTTGTAGATAATGCAAAACCTACTCCAGACATTGAAGCATCTTGTACAAAGAACTTATAAGTTCTATCCAAGAACAATGTCACACTTGCCGATCTTTGCAGACTATAAGTACCGCCAGCACCATTACTAGAGAATACGAATTCATCACGGGAAACACCAACACCACCAGCAGCGATATCGCCAGTTGCAGAAGATGTACCACCAGTTAGAGTTTCGCCCTCAACAAAAGTGGTTCCAGTTACAGGACCGAGATAGAGAGTAGAACCACCGAGAGAACCGTCAATAATATCATAGATAACTGCTGTACCATTTCCAGTACCACCAGTTAGTGTTTCACCAACGGAGAAACTACCAGTTTGGTTCTCAATACTATATGTAAGAATACCAACCTTCTTTACATAAAAGTCAGTTGAGGGTGGAACATAATACGATTCCCATTTGAATGTGGTTTCGCCATCATTCATTGTTATCAACTGACCAGGAGTAAATGTATCCTGCTGATCAGTAATGATAGGAATTGAAGTATCGAATGTTAGAGTTTTATTTGTAACCACATCTCCAGGGTGGAGAAGATAAGTAGATGCATCCAGCGTTGCTGCGATGTCATACTTTTTCACACCAACACGAACATTAGCAGCAGTACCGTCGCTGACCATGTTTAGAACGCCACTCGCAGAAGAGTCGATAGGCGCTCTATACAGGGCAGTCCATGTAGTTGCAGCTGGTTTCGCTGATGCTAGTTTTCCTGTTTGCGTTGCCATTTTTTATTAGAATCCAGCGTAGAAGAATTGTTGTTGTCTTGTTCTACCCGTCAGGGTAGCAGCACCGATACCAGCACCGAAGGTAACGTCATCTAGCGTAACGTTATCTGTAGAAAGCAGAGTTGCATCTGCATCAGGGAACGAGATTGTTCTGGTTGCCTGTAGATTATCTAGGTTGAAGATAACCGCGCCTGCTCCACCAAATGCAGGTCTAACAACGGGAGATAGTAGAGTTTTGTTTCTAAGATCCTGTGCTGCTCTTTCGGTAACAAGAATGTTATTACCACCTGCATTATTTAGTATTCCATTAGATGGGAACTGATACGTCTCGTTTGTATTCTCAAGCAGATTGTCAAGGTCAAAGTTGATCTTCTTAGAGATCGTTGTACCAGATGCAAAAATAGCATCGGAGTATACTTTGTTAGTAATAGTTTGAGTTGTATCTCTTCCCAACAATGTCAGACTCAGATCAGGAACCGTAATAATACGATTAGCAGTCAATTCTGATGTATTGATATTAGCACTAAACTCAGAGTCAAATGTCTGTTGGAATTTGACTGAAACAAAAGTCTTATTGAGAGAAATTTGTTCTGTCTTAGTATCTAACAGTGTAGAGTGGTTAGCATTTGCTTCTGCTGTAGTGGTAATTGCACCAGCATCAGGTAAGAAGTAAGAACGTCTAGCAGCAGCAGTTTCATCCCAGTTGATCTGGAATACTGCTTCTTCATCACCATCAACCAAAACAAAGTTGTCTTCATCAACCAAGATAGTTTTGTTTCTCAGTGTTTGCTGAGAGTCATCACCTACAAGAACTGTACCATTTCCAGCAGTAACTGGTGGGAGGTTGAAGATTCTGATAGCAGTACCACTGCCAATACCAGAAATCTCAAATCGTGCTTTTTGACCTTGAGAATCCTCAAGAATCATTGCAGTATCGTCAATCCTAAACTGACCTGTAACTCGTACAGATCCAGTACCTTTGGGTGCAAGAACAAGGTCGGAGTTATCTACTAAATCATCTAGTGCAGTCAAATAGTTTGATGTACTGCCATCAGAGTTCAAGAGACGTGTGAAATACACTCCTCCAGCACCCCATGATAGACCAAGTTGGTCATATGCATTCTGGTACACTCCAGAATTACGGTCCAAATCAAAGGCAATACCAGGTTCTGCTTTAGACCCCGCACCCACGCCTTTGAATAACTGGTTGATCCTCGCTTTCCTGTTAGGAATAAGCGGGTCAGATACTACGACAGGCAGAATTGCTTCACCCGATAAGGCAGCATCTGCAATGTCCTCTAATTGCGAAATCTTTTTGGTTCCCACGGACTGACGATATAGTTCTTACAAAAGTTATTTATACTGGTTTGTAGATGCGTCCTAGATTATCATACATGTTCATTACCGACTGAGATGTATGGAAACCATAAGTAACCATATTTGTACGGATGTCGCCATCAATTATGTTCTGAATAAATGAGTCGCTGAGTTCTAAACTCTTTGCATAATCCCAAAATGGCGTATCATACTTAGATCCAAACTTATAATGATACAGGATAAAGTTAGCATTCTCTTTGATCGAGCGTTGCATGTCATACTCAATTTTCTGTATTGGTCTTTCTCCCCATACTGCTTCCATCGTAAGTTCAATCCACTTCATATATCCAGCAACAGATGTTGCTTCCATAGGTTCGATAAAGAAGTATCTGTTACCGTTTAGGAATACTCGGTTATCAATAATAGGACTTTTGGCATAATAGTTCCTGAACGGGAATGTTGCAGTAATATTATCTACACCAAATTGTTCTTTGAAATTTACCTCTGCTTCAGTGTCACTAGTAATATCACCATTATATAAGTATCCATATTGCACACGATCTTGCAAATGGATTACAAATGTCCATCCATCTGGTGTTGTAACAGTTCTAGTCCATGGAACATTATCTGGATTGGGCATGTTAGATAACATTACCCGATTCAAAGGGTTAGTAATTATATTATAGTCTGTATAATCTGTAGGAAATCCTCTACAGTCATACACATAGTCTGCGTCACATTCATCATAGGTCTCAATATGCTTCTGAGTTACCTTGAAGATGCCTGTATCGCATATAAAATCTTGAAATAGATGAGGATCTAGGTGCATACCTACCTCATCAAAGTTGAATGGGTGGAACCATTCAGGTTTATCTCCCCACCCCTCATATTTGATACCAAACTTAGGAGTTGCTTTCCAAGGATTATCGTGCCAGTTTAGACTCCACCCAAATGTATCTGCCAGAAAACCTGTCAGACCAGGAAAGGATCCCGACCCAACAGGTTCTGTATCAATCTCTTCATCATAATACAGTTCGACTTCAGTCTTAGGTGAGTAATGTCGCCAATATAATGCTGTAAGGACTCCCGCTAGACCTTTGCCAAGAACTGCAACTTTCATAGTTTTTCTTTGAGTGATTTCCAATCTTCTTTGAACTTTTCAAGACCAGCGTCTGTCAGTGCATGTTTATACATTTTCCAGAATAGTGCTGGTGGCATAGTAACCACATCAGCACCATATAAGAATGCTTTCTCGATATGCTCTACAGATCTGGTCGATGCTGCTAGCACCTCAGTATCGTGAACTGCATGAGTTTCAAACGTTCCCACAATACCCTTGATAAGACCTAAAGCATCAAATCTTTGATCTTCTACTCTACCAATAAATGGAGATACAAAAGAAGCACCTGCTTTTGCTGCTAGAATTGCTTGTGAGATTGAGAATACTAGAGTTACGTTTACTCCAACTCCGAAGTCGGATAGATTCTTACATGCCAAAAGACCATCATAGTTACATGGCACTTTGATGGTAATATTTTGTGAAATATGATAGAAAGGTTCTGCTTCTATAAGCATATCTTCTGCATTCTCTGAATTTACTTCTGCGCTAATACTAGCGTATTGTCCTTCAAAGATATCTGCAATTTCTTTGATTACTTCTTTAGGTTCTTTACCTTGAGCAAGCATCAAAGATGGATTTGTGGTTACACCGTCAATCAATCCTGTTTTATATGCTGACCTGATAAGATCGGGATCAGATGTATCTAAAAAGATTTTCATGGCATACCCTCATATTTTTTCTATGTATCTCACTATCATAAGACCTAATGTCAACAAAGGTCAGGGTTTGGATATAAGGTATTGTATTTTGCAAACCTGTTGACATTTGGTGTTACATCTAGAGACTCACAGGCAAACCTATAACTCATCCACTCAGTCAAGAAAGTCGAGATTTGAGAGTGATTCTCCACGGTTTGGGTGGATGAGATCGAGGAATTGTTGTGCTTTTGTGAGTTGCTTTTGGTGGTAGTCTCTCCAGTCGATCGCTTCCGAGAGCATTTCCTCGTATGCTTGCCTCGCTTCCACTTTATCATCACTTAGATAGTCTCCAATAGCGTCACCCATTCGATCTTTGCGCTGACAGGCATATGCAGTTTGCCAATGTTCCATTTCAGGGCGTCCTTCAATTGTCATAGAAGTAGTTTACCTGCTCTACGAGTGGGTTTGATAATTGTACTAAAAGTAGTAGTATAATAATCGTAAATATCTTCGTTGACTTCTCCTCGGAAGACAACAAATTTCTTAGATACCTCTAGTTTCTTAGTAGACTCGTCCGCCAAGAAGGGTGCCCAAGATACAAAACCGATTTTGTTACCTTCACCAGGAACGGCAACAATCGGGTTTGATACAGTGATAGTGTCATCAGTTTCGTCGAGGATTTCAGTAATAACCTCCTCACCCGACGCCATTCGCATTAGTTGGATCATGATAATAAGTCAAGTTTTCAAAAGGGGCGCTCTTTCTATTCAGAGTTCTTTTGTACTCCCCTTTGTTTTTCTTCTTTTAGAAGTTTGAAGTACAGTTTGTAATACGGTTTTTTCATTTGATCGAGGACTTGCATGTCCTCTTCAAAACCCATATACTTACAGAGTTGATAAGATCCCTCTAATTCACTAAGTAATCTCAGTATATTAGCAGGAAGTCTTTCAAGTCCTCCTGGTTGATACTGCTTGGGGATCGTCATCGATACTATATGTAGGTGGGTGAAAATTACAGTATTCGTTGAAGGTAATTTTCATTTCCTTCTCAGTGAGATTAGCATGTTTTGCTGCTTTTGGCAAGTTCCACTTTGCTGACCACAGCATTTCCATTGATCGACGGGTTTCAGGTCTCATGGATATAATTTAGATAACGAAATGAACAATAGGAATGCTAGCATTATAACTACATCCCACGATTTTGTCTTTATAAAGTATGGAATTGAAATTAGATCTGCAACAAAGTGTGCAGTCACACCAACTAATACATTTACATGAAGGACAATAAAGTAGGCAATAATAACAAGAGCACTACCTAAGACCCTTAGACGAATTAGATTTGCCATTTAGTCACGGGTGTCATTATTTTCGATAAATTGGGATTTGAATTCATTCACCATGTCAAGGATATCAGGTTCGACAGGTGCAGCACGTTCAGCAACAGGTACGCACATGACATACTTTCCGCTTTCCAAACGTACTTTCCACACAATGTTTTCCCTACCAGTGAGTTCAATGCAGAATTCTAGATTCTTCTCGAACTCTTCATAAGAGATTTCGTATTGATTCATAGTCTTACAGAATACATTTCATCAGGGACAAATGCTTTGATCATGTTCCAGGTATCAGTGAATCCTTCACGTCCTTCCTCATCCCAGAGGAACTGAACTTCTTCGTAGTCACCACGATCAGAAGTCATCTCGATCTTGCGTTGTGCCACGTTTATGACCACATGCTCAAGGAACTGGGTGGTTTCTTCCATGGAGGTGTTTCGCTTACCCCCTGATCATAGCACACCCAGAGAGCATTGTCAATTCAGGTTGATCGCACCACCCAGGATGTTTACGATTGCACCCTTCATCGTGACGGTTGCACCACCAGTGATATCCACTGCAGCACTTGCTTTTAGTAGGACCGCACCAGCAGCAACACTAGCAACAAATGCGCCAGCACCAACCTTGAACAAAGCACCACCTGCTTTACAGGTTACCAAGAATGGACCTGGTGTAACAACAGAGAACCTAGGAATAGGATCAATTGATGGTGATGGACCTAGGATAATATCATAGGGTCCATTACACTGCCAGAATACACCCGATTTTGCCTTAGGCAATGGTGGTACGTTTACAAAGTGCCACTGAGCAGATGAATATGTTGTCAATGTATTGTTAGCACTCATAACAATATCACCACCACGAATATTCACTGATGGAGCATTGATCTCAGTATTACCTGTTGGAGCACCAACAGAGGTGTTCATAGTATTGATTTGACCATCAGTAGCATTCAATTTGAATGTACCACCAGATGAACTGATATCTACATCAGATTCAAATTTGATTTGGTGCTTTTGAATCTTATCTGCTTTACCAGGATTTTTACCATTGGCATCTTTCTGCTGTGGAGCACCAACAGCAGTAACCATCATGGCACCACCTACCTCAAGATGGAAGTTACCTGTCACTTTTAGGTGATAATCACCATTGATAGTATGAACTTCATCGCCTCGGATGTTATAACAAAGATCTTTAGCAACATCAACGGTATATGCGTTTGCATATTGACTATGGTCACCTGCTACTGGTTTCTTCTCGGTTTTACTTTTATCTCTAGAAAGTGCTTTCTTTTCATCTGCTCCTGCTTCTGTAGAAAGATACTTCTTATATGCATTATCATCGACATAAATTGATGTATGCACAGTACCAGAAGGAGTTCTTTCAGTCTGGGATTGTCTACCAGGAACACCAGTGTGTTGTCTCCAACCACCACTCATGAAAGTTTCTGCCTGAGTCAGATAAGGACTAGCATCGTTATAAATTTGTGAGACAAAATCTGATGCAACATTACGACTACCTTGAGCAAATCCACTTCCTAAGTCACCACATTTACGGTTTCCTAATTTATCTGCAAGTCCTTCTGCATCACAATAAGTAGTACCTAGGAATGGAATGAATGCCTTTGTTCTATTATCTTGTCTGGTTCTATCACACCCAAAATCAAAGAGGTTGAACAAGAACAAAACAATTTGCAAGAACCCTTCAAAACCAACTGACGCAAGATCAAATCCATCAGCAAAAATTGTAGATCCTTCTTTCCAAGTATCAATAATCTTCTTTGCAGCACCAATACCAGAAAGAATACCTTCAGCAGCAGATACAATATTCTTTACAGCACACAGAAGACTATCCATTGCTGACAAAATGCCTTGCCCAAGTTTATCAATACCCTGATTGATAAAATCGCCAGCAAAGTCCAATGCTTTATCGAGAGCAGATTCAATAAATGAACTGAATGGTGACATCACCATGTCAATAAAACTACCGATCTGATCATCAAGAGTACAGATCTGAGACAAAATCAACTGAATACCAGTTTTCACAATTGCCATTGTTGCAGTTGGAATACCAGTAAATGATGCAATCATAGCACCACCAGAAGTTAGTTTTCCTGCAAGTTCTGTCAAAAACTCTCGCATAGCAGCAATTGCTTCACCGCCAATCGCCGCAATTGCGTTTTCTACAGATCCAATGATATTATCAAGTGCAACTGGAGCACCTGTAGCAACACTGACATATCCATTACCTTGAGACTTGATTCCAGACAGTTCTTTTGCTGCTGTATCAAGAACAGATTCTAGATGCACCGTAAGGGTCTTAGAAGGTCCACCAACGCCGTCTGCAGCAGCGACTGGGGGTCCAATACTCTTTGCAGCGCCTGCCGTACCAGTTTTGACGCCAACGCCCTGCGGGTTCGCTGGTGCGCTTTGAGAGTCCTCTTTAGTTCCTGCAGTTTGGACTGAATTATTTCTATTTGCGTTTTGCTCGTCCCCCTCCATAGTTGCCGTATTATTGGAACCTGAGGCAGTAGTGTAATTGACTACTTTACGCATTTCGCCGCCAGTTAGGGCAAAAAGTGGTTCCTTACGTGATTCTCCACCTTTGATAGTACGAAGAACTCCCATAACACAAGGCATCTGTGCTTCTTCACCGTCTAGGAAGAAACCTAGAACAATAGCACCAGATTGCAATTGACCAGAAGACTGTCCCTGACCATCATTACCTGGTTGGTTTGTAGGTTGTAAAACTAACGCCCATGGCAAATCATCTGTTGGTAGTGTCTCCATAGAACCACCATCAGCATCTGTATACCAACCCAAAATTCTTACTTTGACACGGTTGATCTGCAGGGGATCTTGGTTATCTTCAACCTCACCGATCCACCATTGCATTCCGTCCTTACCAAAGAAGTCATTCTGACGTTCTTTTACATATCCTTCAACTTGGGACGTTGCCATATTATGAAATCAAATCGTACATTATTTATGGAAAAACCTTATAGGTCTCATTTTTGGCGGAGTTTTTTTCCGCCCTTTTTCAGAATCAAAAGTTCGTTTTCATTTACGCCTTTTGAATTCATAGAATTGACAACCACCAAAGACATACTCGCCATATTGATCGGTGCCTCTATCATATACTCTATACAAATCAGGAAGTAATTCCATCTTTGTAGCAATTAGCGTACCATTCTTAGTTTGGCAATTACCATTATCTTGTCCAAACCACCCATTTCTACGTGGTGTCAAGACAATAGCACAGTTACCTTTTCTTGTCCAATCTGTGTTATAAGTTTCCATAACAACAGACCCATCATCATACTCTACGAATTTGTGTAAGGTATGGCGATAGGCATTTTCTTTACCTTCTGGATGTTTCCATTGCCAAGATTCATATCCGTCTGGGATCTTGATCCATTCAACAATGATTCTAGAAAATTCTGTAGGATACATTGAACATTGCTCAATATTATCCCAAACACCTAGAACATAATCTTCAATCTTCATATACTAAACATTCTGGTTCCGAAGGGTTTGCGTCACAGAATAGTTCTAGGTAGGTTGGATCATGATGATCGCCTGCTTCAATCTCTTTCTTGTGATGCTCTGCATACTCCTCCAATTCATGCAACTCACCTTCAATGTGGCGACGTTGATTAGGTGAAGTTAGAGGGTTGTCAAGGATCTCCTTGTCCTTTTCAATATGCTTTTCAATTGATTCCATAGAAATACGTCTGAGGGAATGTACTTATTTAGTATAATATTGATACCCTCTAGTGTCAACGGTTTTTGTTCTTACGCCGACGATTGCGTCTCTTGTTCTTCTTATTGTTCCGTTTCTTAGTACGAGTTCCTCCAGAACCCTTGCGGCCACCGCGATTCTTTCTCCGTGCCTTTCTATCCTTACGACGGATCGCTCTCCGTCCCGCCGTAGACCTCTTCTTGTTACGCCGCTTTCTTCTTTCGAGATTGCTGACATTCTTACCACGTTTTTTAGATCTCCGCCGTCTCTTCTTCCTGCTACCCAGTCCACGTCCAACGGCAGGTCTTGCACCACGGCGTCTAAGTCCTCTACGCTTCTTACGAACACGTCCCTTACGTTTCCGTCTACCACTAGAATTACCAGCAATAGTTGCGGTACTCTCATTATTTTTAGAACTTGCACCACCAGAATCAGGTGTAGAATCTCTAGTCAATAGAAGAATCGTTATCATTCTTCCATCATGATACTTATGCTCAGCACTAGCAATGATCCAAAGACCACTCCAACGTTGATCTGTGGGAATATTTGTACTGTTTGGTTTGTCTGGTAGTGCCTTCGGGATCGTGATATGAATACCATGACCTGCCATCAAATCTAAGTTACCTGGTACAGTAACTTGAAGTTGTTGATATAAAAGACTCTTCAGTCTTAGGAAATTGTATGATCCTGCTTCAACAATAGACTTCACACTCTGTCCACCAATTGGAGCAGACTGTTTAGATTCTTTCTTCTCCATGTTGCCATAACCACGAGTCATGACTGGTTTCAGTCTTACTCGTCTAGGAGTATCAACCATCGATGGTTCACCCTGAGGTGCCAACTTACTCATATCAAATGGTGGTTTTCCTTTTGGATTGACATGTGACATGTCTTTCCAGTTTCTTCTAATAGCATACTCATCCAATGCTAATGGTAGATCACCTGATTGATCTCCACTAGAACTCTTAGCAAGATCAACAGGATCAAATCCTTGTGTATATCCTGCCCATGTACCATGCCTGAGATTTTCTAGCAGGTTATAAGACTTAGGAAATGAAATCGTTTGGATAATAAAGTCTTTAGTTTCTTCTGCCATACTTGGCAGGTTTGCTTGACCATATCCATAGTAATACAGTTGTGGTAGTGGTCTCTTACCAGCACCTTTCGATTCGCCTTTCGGTTTCTGCTTATTTGCATCTTCAATCATCGCATCGATTGTGATGTAATGATATCCAGATGTGTTCTCGTAGAAAATATATCCACTCTGACGTAGTTTACCTGTCTGTTTCTTGCGAAGAGACTTCTCTGCTAGGTAATTGATAGCATTGAATGGTCTCCAGTTTGGACAAACATAAGAAAACTTCTCATCAGTTGGTTCTGAATACAACTCTTTGTCGGTGTTGATATAGTCTGAACCTAGATACTCACCAACATAATCATCAGTCTTTTTACCTTGGAATGAACCAAATACATTGACAAGTTCATTCCTCAGAAACTCTTCTGAACAGAGGTGTAAATTATATACGTTACGTTTTTCAAATCTAACACGATCAGTGATCTTATAAAGTTGAAGATTATACTCAACTTTCTTTCCACTAACATCGTTTTCTAATGTAAGGAAGAATGTTTCACCACCTGCTAATCTACTGATGACATCACCAGAGTCATCAAATGCTATAATTGCTCTGATAGAAGGGGAATCAATCCCCTCCATGATTCTAACTTCGTTTACATACTCATCAAACTTATTAGTTTTGTTATCTGGTCCTGCAACGCCTTCAATCTCAAGACTAAAACCCGTTGTGCCCTGTCCTCCTTTTACGTCCATCAGAAACCTCCAGCAAACAGACCAAATCCAGGACGATAATTGTATATATCATCACTAGATAACCGACCACCGTCGCCACCTTTCGGGATAGGAACTTTGACTGGTTTATCTGGTATTGGTTTAGACATTGCTTGTACTTGTTTTTGTGCTGCTTGATTCTGCTGTGATGTTTGTGCAATTGCGGCAGCTGCTCCTGTTTTCTGTTTTGTTTTTACCGCACTCTTTGCTGTAGCAACATTATTAGTTTGAAGTTGTACTTGCCGTGGTTGTACAGTAGGAGGTTTGATATTTGCAGGTACTACCTCCCCTTTCGGTTCAGGACTGCCACCTTTTACCAAACGTTCCAGAGAACGTTCCTTCTGCTTGTACGCTCTATATTGATTTTCTAAATTTGCTGCACTGACTAGACCACCAGTACGAGGATCTTTGAACATCCCGAGTGATTTTGGTCCTACTGGTGAGCTCATCGCTGCCCTAATGTAATCTCTTTGATGCTTGAGTTGCATCATCTGTTGTTGGAATTGTTTTTTGAATGCTGGACTCTGCTGAGTACCACCAGCAGAGAGACTTTTGACTAACTTGATAGGTCCACCGTGTGATGCAAAAGAAATACCAGCACGCTTACTAGTTCCAGTTTCCATCACACCTGCTTCATCATTACGACGCCAGTTATTGATACCACCGTTATGACTTGCTAATCTAGTACGATATGCATCAATAACTGGGGCATAATTACCACTGCTCAGTGACTGTTTCACAGTATCTTTTATACCAGCACCAGACAAAGATCCATAGTTGAAGACTACAGACTCTAGTCCTGCCTTTACTCTATTCGGTGCCTTATTATAGTCACTGCCAACCTCATCGGTGAGACGCTTGCGGTGCTCAATAATATGCTTAGACTTGATCCAATATGCTTCATCGTCAGTAATCGTGTCACCCTTCTGAACCTTACCAGACTTACGGAATCCCTCTGGATAGTAAGTTGCACCAATACCAATCGTAGGAATCTCCCACCCATAATTAGCATCAGCATATGCCTTTAGTCTTAGACCTTCATAATTACCTAGCAGTGCTGCAAACTTCTTATCAAATCCACCACTGACTGATGTTGAACCACCTGCTAGTTCTCCCGTTGCAGAGTCTCTGGTTCCAGCTTCAGTACCAGGACCTGCAGTAGATCCATCTTCTGTACCCCCGAATGTAGCTGCACTGAGTTTTCCACCTGTATACTTTTTATTACCATCAACTGCATGAGCACCCTTTAGTAAGAGGTTACCCAGGTTAGCAAGCAATGACTCGACAGACTCTTTTGGTTTTACATCAGCACCAGTAGAGTTTGTGCCACCATCCTGTGATGTTTCGCTTGTAGTTTGTACATCACTATTGATTGATCCACCAGGAGCAACACCACCTTTACCAGGTACAACAATCCTACCAGTCCCAGGACCACGGTCAACCCAGATGCCATCCATCAATGACTTAGGATATACAACACCCTTACCTTTAGTATCTGATGCACTAGTGAGATTACTTTGTGCCCATCCACCCTTGGGAGTTGGGTTCAGTTTTCCATAGGGATCGTTTACAACGATGTCATTACCTCGGTAACCAATACCAGCAACCATGTGACCACTGCCACTGTTATGTTGCAGACCTAGGACAACAGGTTTACCTGCATTGATTGCTGATTTATATGCCTTATATGATCCAAAATCACCACCAGATGCAGGAACACCAAACTTTTTCATTGCTGGTGGGTGTGCTCCCATACTAGTGGACTTACCATGCTGCGAACGAACCTTATTATATTCGTCAGGCATGACATTCTTTCCTAAGATTGCCGAGACAACCATTGCAGCAGAAGTGGAGAAACATTGTGAGTCTCCACCAGTACCTAGAGCATCAGTTTTGTTTGATCTCTGGTTGAAATATGGTACGCTTAGGATTTTACCACCGCCAGCAGGAGGTGCTTTTTCTTCAGTATTCTTCGATTGACCTTCTGCAATCTTTTCTGCTGGAATCTCTGCACCCCCAGATGCCTTCAGTGTTCTACCTAAAGGACCACCATTAGAAAAGAAACCTGCATGTTGTGCTTCAGAATTACGACGTGCTGTTAGACCTTTATTACCTCTAGTAGCAGGAGTGTCATAAGGAACAACGAATGCAGACCCACCTGGTTTTGAGTACACCATTTCGGTGCCATGACCGATGAATGATGTTGACTGTCCACCATCTAGTGATACAGGATACCCTGTCTGTGGTCCTTGAATGATACCACCGTTAGCAAACCCACGAAGAGATCCACCTGTTGCCATCTTAGGCATAGCAGTAGCTTGCTCTCCCTGATCAAAGAAAGATCTACCACCAAGAATATTTCCAAACCCTGCCTGAGCAGAATTGAAAGCACTAATAGCACCTTCTTTCAGATTTGTTGCTGCTTGCCTAGGATCTTTTATAGCCTCTTGAACGCCGCGGCCAATATTACCTACCTGTTGACCTGCATATTCTTGTAGATTTTTAGGTGGTTCTGGAGCAGGTTGAGGACTTCCTGCATTCTGTCCTGTTGGTGCAGTTGGTTCTTGTGTAGTGCCAACACTTTCTGCTGGTCCACCCGCTCGCGTATCTCCTGCTGCAGCAGTTGTGGCAAGTCCAAACGCTGATGTTAGTTGATCTAATTTTGATTGTATCTCAGGACTAAGACCTGCAATCTCACTTTCCTGCTCATCTTCCTGATCAGTTAGATCTTCTTCTGCCTGTTGCAGATCCTTACCAGTGACACCATCATTATTCATGGCATCTAATGCCATACCAGTGCCAACGATAGCACCACTGAATAGCAATGCCTTACCAGCTTTACTACCAAATAGTTTACCTAATCCTCTTCTCAGTCCTTTAGAAGTAGCAAGTTTTAGTAACTTCTTACTAAACCACACCAAAGATTTGAAGAAACCTTTGAATACTTTGAAGACCATCTTGACGACGAACTTGATCGCCTTGCCGCCAAATAGTTTCTTGAATGCTAAGAATCCTGTTCCTAATGCAATCAAGAACAATCCACCCTTCAGGATCTCCTTCCAGAAAGGCATCTCAGTAAACTTAGCAATCAAATCTAGGGTAGTCATTACGATACCCGTAGTCACATTGAATAGGAACTTACCTACACCAATGATACCTGCAATAATTTTTTGTAACTTCTCACGATTCTCTTCCTTGCTCATCCACTTCATCAGTGGAACTAGAACAAATAATTTGAACATCCCACCGAGTAGATCTAGGATACTACCAGCACCCTTTGCTACTAGTGCTGCAATACCACCGAGAACCATACCACCGAATGGATCTCTTTTCTTTTTCTGTACTCCAGGTTTATCTCTTCTCTGATTATCCTTTTCAATTTTCTGCTGTTTTAGAAAGTTCTGTGCAGATATATTTTTGAACTTTTCAAACTCAGAAGCAATAGCATTGACAGAAGTGCCTAAGTTATTGAGACCTTCAACAACTTTATCATTACCTACCGAAACTATTCCAGGTTGACTTTCAACCCTTCCTACAAATTTGTAGAAATTGATCTTTTGCTTACGCTTTTCCTTATTGACTTTTTGATCTGCCATCAATAATTCTCAAACCTGATTGAGTGATCGGCCTTTCCAGTAACTGTAGCAATTACTCTGGTGCCCCGTGTTCTATTTATTGGCATTGGAATGACCTTTGGTATTGGAATGACTACCAAATCTTCCTCTTCCTTCTCATGAATAGCAGCAACAGACTGAGATGCTTTAGCAATACTATTTACTCTACCACCACCAGACATTTTTGCTAAGAAACTCTTAGCATATTTTATTCTAGGTCCATCATGTGCTACACCTGCACGTTCCCAGGTTTTACGGAAATCTACTGTAGCATTTGCAACGTCAGTCTTTTTCTTGAACTCTCCCCAAGATCCAGATGTGCCAGTACCTTTCTTGATAAATCCACCGTTACCTGCCATCAACTCAGACATCAGGAACTTGTAGTTGTCTGCATTACTTGGGATCTTATTATAGTCACCACCATAAGAAGCGATGAACTTATCATATCTATCACCAGGTGCAGAGTTAGTCCACTGTGCCCATCCATATCCCTTTCTAACTGTACCTTGAGGCCATGGTTTACTGTTCTTACCAAAAGGTCCACCTTCTCTGATACCAGGTATAAATCCAGCAGATTCATGTGCCATGTTACCAGAGATCGCAGCTGCTGCTTGTTTAGTAGCACCAGTGTCACTCATAATCTTTTTAGAAATGTCAACACCTTTTGCAGTGACACTACCATTGACTGCTAATGTTCCAGGATCACCTGTATATCCACCTCCACTACTAATACTATTACCTGAATCACTGTCAGTGGTAGAAGCGGCTGATTTATCTGGTGGTGTAGGAGGTGTTAGAGCATTAGGGAACAATGATTTCATTACTCCCAGTAATATAGTTGCAGCACCACCAGTAGGATCTGCTGCTTTCAATACCTTCATACCAATTTCAGTTGGAGGTGGAGGACTTGCTTTTTTATCTAAGTCCTTCTGCTTCTCAACTGTCTCGGATGTTCTTTTATGAACAGGTTGCTGCTTTAGGAGTGCTGCTTCAGATGCAGCAACAACTCGTTTTTCAACTTCTGCATGGGAAAGACCTTCTGCCCTTGCTTCTGTCCTTGCTTTCTGTGCTGCTTGCCATACTACCAAGTTAGAAGAACCAGTCTTGGTAGGATCAAGTACAGATCCACCCATAGACATCTTCACATTACGAACTAAACCACCTGCAGATCTCTCTGGTACATCATCCTCTGGAGTTGCAGCATTTAGTTTTTTCTCATCCACATTGAATGCATCCATAAATGATACATCTTGTTTGGGAATGCCAATAACATCAGCAAGTTTATCTGCTAACCATTCTCCACCCCATTGTGTAGCACCAGTGACAACACCAGCAAGGATAGCAGCACCAATACCACCAGTACCAGCACCAATAGCACCCAAGATAGCAGTACCAGCAACCAAACCTGCAATAGAACCAGCAAGTTTTAGTGCAACACGACGAGGATCTTGACCCGCCTTCAATTCCATTGCAGCAAACAATGTCTCGACAATAATGTCTAGAGGACCAATTTTGAATGGCGCTGCATCAAGAGCGTTCTTTGTACCTTGGACTGCAGGTTTTGCTATATTTACAAACTTCTTGAAGAGACCTTCTCCACCTTCTTTTCCTGCCTTACCTTTGAATTTATCAATAAAGAACTTGGTAACAGGGTTCCCTTCAATTAGATCTTTTGCAGTAGCCTTCAGTGGTGCTAGAAATTTATCAACAACAAACTCTTTTCCTTTTGCAGCAAGGTTTGTAATATTATCACTTAGTTTATTCCAGTTAGTAGAAACTGTTTGTGGGAATTCTTGTATTCCCTTCAGGAAACTCTCTAGACCCTCCTTATAACTTTTGTATTTGTCAATGGCGAATTCACTAGTGATGTCCCATGCACCCTTAGCAACATCAATTCCCTGCCCAACTTTCTGACCGAACTTGGTATTAGAAAACCACTTTAGGAGATCACTACCACCTTGGGCAACAGGATCAATAAATCTTTTCCTTGCCGCGTCTCTAGTTTCTGATAATGCTTGCCTAGGATCTGCTCTAAATCCTTCTACTATATCAAATGCCTTTTTACCAGCATTTTGTAGTGGTTTTGTGAGTTCATCAGCACGGGTGAGTAATCCTTCACCACCCTTTTTGATGACATCTAATCCATCTGTCAATCGTTTTAGTACACTAGGCGGCAAACTGTTCTTGAATGCCTCAACTGCAGCTGCAACTGCCTTTGCAATCTTAGGTTTGACTACATTTTTGAAAAAGTTTGCACCCCATCTAGCAATCTTTGCTGCAAGATCACTAATGAATGTGCCAACAATACTGAATACAAGTAAAACTTTCTTCAACCAACGTCCTTTCAGACGTTTGAACATGATCCTAACTCTTTGTCTTAGTTTTCCTAACCAAGTCTTATTTTTTAGTTTGTTGCCAGGTTTGTTTGGTCCATCTGCATCAGGTTTACTACGATCTAAACCACCACCATCATCTGATGACATCATTCCTAGAAGATCTAGGATACCACCCATCAAACTGAATGGGTTCAGGAACATCGCTAAACCCTTGAGAGCAAGGAATCCTACCAGAAGTTGACCGAATCCCATTATGGATTCCCAGACCCCTCCCAGGTCCCCCTTCATGATCTTACTAATACCACCGAACAGTCCTGCTAGACCGTCCATAAGATTAGTTACACCAAATGTACCCCATTTCCATAGGAAATCAAAGATTACTTTGGTAAACTCTACAAGTTTCTTTACTTTTTCTTGATTTTTTTCATCTGAAAACCATTTCATGATGCCAATAATGGCAGCAAACTTGATGAATGGTGATATCAGATTCCAGATAGGTGTCAGCAATTGCTGCAAAAAACTACCTTTCTTCTTTAGTTTCTTATCCTTCTTCCCTACTTCCTTACCAACTTTCTTTTCATCTATAGGTTTGACTGCAGCACCACGCTCTTGACTTGCTTCTTTTTGGTCAAGTTGTCTGTCTCTATCTGCTCTACGTTCTTCAACCTCTTTACTTCTTAGAGATATTGCACGAACTTCCTCAATAGATGTCAGTCCTCGGATTGAATTGTAAATACTATCCGTTGCTGCACCAAGTCTATTGATGCCAAGAACAATCTTACCGCTAGGCAGTTTTTTGGCGTTCGGCGTTTTCACGCCACTAGACTTCAAGGTCTCCTTATCCTTGGAAGTAAGACTTGGGTTTACAAATTTGTAACCTAGCTTTGCCATTATCGTCCGCGTGATTGTTCCTTATAACGACGTTCTTCCTCCTTCAAATATTCCATGAGCATCTGGATATAAATATCACGTTCCCAAGGAATCATATTTTCTATACAGTCAAGAGACCATTTATGATATTGTACTAGCGCGAAGTTAGTTTCATAATAGTTTTTTAGACTATTATGTAACAACGCTACCCGAAAAAAGACGCTAGTCCCTCCAGGGTCACCGTAGAAGTCACATTAGTATTGGGGTTGACAACTTCAACGTCATGCATCAGTTTAGGCATGGTTTCAAAGAACTTTTGTACCTTCTGAAACTGTTCAGAAGTCAGTTGCTCAAGAAACTCAATCTTTTCTTGCTTGGTAGAATCAGAACCAGGATAGACTTGATTCTCATCATAAATGTTATCAATACAATCAGATGCAAGGTCAAAGACTTGAGTGATCTCGTCTCGCTCATCATCACCAGTAATATTCATCTTGACAAAGGTGTCCAAGGAAGGATACCTCATAACCATACCCATAGTATCAGATAGTTTGATAGTCTTATCGTGCTCATCATCTTCTGAGATTTCAATTGCAGCAAGATTGATCTCAACTTGCACTTCAGTTTCACCATCGTCGGGTGCAGTCAGAAGAACCTTAGATGATTCACCAACAGACTTAGAACGAATCTTCAAGAAGATGTATTCAATGTCAAACGTTGGCAAAGAATCAATAGGAACTGTAATATTAGTACAGTCTTTGATGATCTGTTTGATAGTTTCAATCGTACTATTTTCATCTGATGTTTCCATCGCCATCAGTAAGAGTTTCTCTTCTTTCACAAGAAATGGTCTAAACTTTATGTTTTTACCAGTCGAAGGAAGTTTCAAAGTATACTGTGGAGTAGCAATCTTTGGTAATGCCATAGTGTAATCAATTCAGTAATTGTATTTAGTAAAAATCTATAGGGGTCAAAATTTTGGCGGAGTTTTTTTCCGCCCTTTTTTGGAATAAAAAAGTCAATTTCGATCTCGGTTTCGTTTCCTTCTCTCCCTCCTATTTCTCTTAGACTTATTAGATCTAGGTCCTTTGTTTTTATTGTTTGACTTACGCTGACTACGTGTTCGGTCCTTTATTTTCTTATTCTTTTTGGTCTTCCCACCAAATTTAGGATCAGCATAGAATCTATAGCGTTCATATGCAAAGGTAACATCCAATGTTACTAGTTCACCAGGGTTATTAGTGAACTGTAAGGTGCCAACAGATTTAGGGAACACATTATACATGTGCCACATACCTACAACTTTGTTGTACTTAGGCCATGACCTTTCATCACCACCTGCACGCTCATATACTTTCCTGTCTGCAGGAATTATATCTCTTTGACTTCCACGTTCAAACTTATAGATGAAGAATAATGGAGCAACATACTCATTATAGTAATCAACATACTGGTTGGCATCGTTTGCCATGATGGACATCCATCTTTCAAACACCAATAGGTTGACGTATGATCTAGGAATCAAAAACTGTACACTGATCTCAGAGAATGTACTACCAGTTGCATAACTAATCTCAGATCCGACTGCTCGGTATGAACCAGTCGTAACTTGTTTTGTTGGTGTATTGACCTCGTTTGCATACAGAGAAAAGATTCTCATGTGATCAATATACTTATCCTTGAACAAACCCCCATGCAATCCACCTTGACCAAGACCACCCGATAGTGCTCTAGGATAGGTCATTTGAAAATGCCAGAGTTGTGAAGTAGATACTCCATACTTCTCAGGTCCCATGACATGGGACATAAAGTTCTGTAGAGATCCACCAAGTGTAGACTCTGCTGCTTCAGCTGATGATCTAAATCGATTTATCTGTGGCATTAGACTTTGAGCTCCTTCTCAGTTATCAACATAAACTCCATGGAATTATCATTACAAAATTCTCGTGCTGCTTTCCACTTTGCTTGATTGACAGCGTAAGTTACAACTTCATTGATATATCTTTTGGTATGTCTTTTTTGTGTCTTAGGTTCTTGCGTTTGATAAAACGGTTTTACCTCAACCACATACTTACCACGTCCTTTTATTTTCACATAAAAATCTGGAAAATATCTGTGCTTCCTTCCATCAGCAGGTGATGTGTATGGAATAAAAAACTCTTCACTGCCCCATTCTAGGACTGACGGTGTAATATCACACCATTTCATAAACTTATATTCCCAAGATGATCTATAAACAATGTTTGTTGTATCACCTTTATACTTCATCGGAAAAGACGGTCGGTACTTTCCCTGGTATCTCATCACTAAATAGTACATAGACTGAAAGTATTTAGGTTCTCACATGGCTAATCTAATATATCCTGTTGGCGTGCCTGTGCCTGGTGACTTTGATGATTATAATGAGGACTCGCCTACTGGTGCAGTCGATTACTTGAGGATTCGTAGATTTCGTGATAAGAAAGCAACCAATGCTAAGAACAAAGGTTTCTTTTATAACAGGGCAGGTGGTTATCAAGGAGGAAGGAAACAAAATGGTACTATTTGCTTCTTAGCATGTCCTCCTGACATCAAAACAAATTATGTAAGTAAATATAGTGAGGTCAAGTTTGGTGCTGTAGGTATGGCTGCTGCTGGAATGTTAGCAGAAGGTTCTAATTTGACTACCGAGAGTGCTACAGCATCTTTGCAGAAGTTGGCAGGAGATCAACTACCTCAGACTGTCCTGGATACCATCTCAAAAGGAACCCAGGCCGTTGGTAATGCACTTGGATCACAATTTAGTGGCGGAGCTAACGACTTACTTGCAGTCTCTCAAGGTAAAATCTTCAACCCATATGAAGAGAATATATTTCAAGGTATGTCATTTAGATCGCATACATTCTCATTCAAAATGGTAGCACGAAGTGA